GGGTAAAATCGATGTGGTATCGAACGGTAATATTAATCTTGAGTCCAAGACTGGAGATATCAACCTTAATGCCCCTAATGGAAGTGTAAACTTATACTCGGGTAGTCAACAAGGGGGTGTCAATGTAGATGCTCAGAACCAAGTAAGCGTTCGAAACTTAAATGGGACATTAATTAATAATATTCCGCTAGGTTACCTCCCGGTAGCCACGGGTCCTCTTGATGTTAACACGTTGGTCTTAGGTCAGAATCCCATACCTATAGTTCCTCAAACCTTTATACCTAATGATTATAACGATGGAATCCTTGATGAGAATACAAAAGGAGCAAAATAATGGCATTTGATATGAGCACCTTTGTCCAGAGCGGTGGCAACCTGCAAGGGTTAGCCTCCTCTTTTGGAGTCCCAAGCTGTATGGTAGGGTTAGGCCAGGATCTTATAGGTCTAATTCCTTCACCAATTCTCTTAGCCATGAGGGAAGCTCAAATGGCGGCAAGGAGAAAATTAGATGCTATCCTTAAAAGGATTCAAGCTGATATACGTGATTTCCTCGGAATCTCAATGTGGCCGGATCGTGACGGCTTTTTCGCTTACTTCTCCGAGTACTCTAGGTATGGCTTAGATGTCCTTGCTGGTGTTACAGGTCTTATAGGTGAATTTCTAGCACTGATTCAAGCAGGGGGAGCATTGATAGCTGCTGCTCAAAGTAAATACAATGAGATTTTAAGCTGTTTAGGCAAGTTTAAGCAATCATTGGATTACAGCAACGGTGATGCTGCTGCTCGCCGCGAAGAGTTAGCAAATGCCTCCCCTCAAAAATTTCAAAGCATTATTGACTCGCAGTTGGGTATTTACCTTGAGCAAGCCAGGATAGCTCAAACCCGTTTGGAGGCTCTGGATGCCTCAATCGCTGAGATAGATGAGTTGCTTTTACAAAGAAACTTGGACCCGTCTTTAGAGCCTGGGTTTGAGGAGCCAGAGGTTGCTGAGGCCATTGAGTCCGTATTTAGATTAGAGGCAGGACCTCCAAAAGCTTCTTCTGGTAAGTTCTTACTCTCAATTGATGGTCTTTACTACGACTCTCAGACCAGCGGAACGCAACCCGCTCTCCTGGAACTTGAGGAGAGAAGTGATGAGGCTAAGTTTAGAGACGGGGTTCGTAATAAAGATTACTGGAAATTACAACATGATTCAAATATTGGTGGTAGGGGTCTTCCCACTACTGAGAAGGACCTACAGTTCTACTTTAATAGTGTTTTAGATCCTGACATAATTGATAATTCAGAAGGTCTTAATAATTTTTACAATAGTGATGATCTTCTCCTTAGCCTTCAAGGTCAAAAAGACAGAAGAGTTTTTGATCTTTCTGGACAGCTTGATGCCTCTATTGCGGCAGGAGAGTCGGAAGCAATTGCTGACAATTTAAGGCAGGTAATTCTTTCTGAAGCATCGCACTTTCAAGATAAGATTAACAAAAGAAAGAAACAAATTGAGATAGCTGTGAAGGTTCCTGCTTTCTTAGGCAATGGCGCACAGTTCTCCCCCGGAGAAATCCCGGTTAACGACTTCTCTTACTTGGCTGGGACTAATTTCTTGGTTGATGTTGAAAATCAGAGAAAGATTACTTTAAGGCAGGATGACGTATCTAGCGTGGTGCTACCTCTTGAGACAAAATACACTGAAAAAATTGAGACTACTGATAGGGTTGTTTTGAACCACATCCTTCTTGCTAATATTGCGAAGGGAGAAGTTATCTCCGATTCAAGTTCCTTATCTGCTTCGCCACTGCAAGTAAGCGATAGACTTACTCAAGATGGTCTTATCGGTCTCTATAACTACTTAAGTGTTAAGACCGATGAAGCGTCAGGAACTAACTTCGCATGTCATAACTCTAGCAATTTAGGAACCGATTACAACGCTCAAATGGTAGGTGCTGCCTCAGAGATATTTAAGGCTGGCATTGGTGTCCCATTCCTAAGTGGTGTGGTTATTCCGGCATACGGTGCCGATGTTCAAGCAACCGGAACATACCTCCGCGTGCCTGAGAGAAATGAGTTCCAGGACTTACTATACAACCCTGAAGGGGGAACGTTTGAGACCTGGATCCACATGCCTCACCTTAATAACGCCACCTTAGGATACAATCAACATAATGATAATGTACTTGGACTGTATCGATTAATTCTTGCCAATGAGAATGTAGGTTTGTCGGACTCTAAGAAAAAGCAAGCCAGTATTGATAATTTATCGCCGGACTTTGGAACGGGTATAGTTAGGGGCTTTGTCTGTGGGTTTACTCGTGATAGGAGATTTACTTTAAACCTACCTCCCAGTAATGACACTGCATTAAACGTAATAGACGATGTTTCATTACTAATAGCCCCTACACAATCATATGACCAATCTAGTATTGGATTCCTTTCCAAGAGGGATGTCAACTGCCAGAGCGACTCATACCGAGGCATGGTTATTCCTGTTTCTAGCACTTTCAATGGCACTACCCTTTCAAGTTGTGCGGATTCCTTCTGTCAGCTATCTGTATCCTTAGATCCTAAGAAGGACACAGTGAGCGTTTACTTGGACGGGCAGTCTCTAGCGACCTCCAGCT